ACGAGAAGGCCGCCGAGACCATGGCGATTGCTGCTCTGTACGCCGCCATCGACCCGGCCCGGCCAATCCAGAATCTTCAGTACGCCTGGTGCATGGCGCCCGCAACGGCGGACAAGTTCACCAACCAGGAACGGAACCTGTTGTTGTTCGATGGTATCGCGACCAGCAAGGTCAACAACGACGGCACCATGGTTGTTGAGCGCCTGATCACCACCTACAAAACCAACACCGCTGGCGGCACTGACATCAGCTACCTGGACAGCGAAACGCTGTTCACCCTGATGTACATCCGCCACGACTGGCGCGACTACATCCTGCGCAAGTACCCGCGGCACAAGCTTGCCAACGATGGCACGCGCTACGGCGTCGGGCAGCCAGTGGTAACGCCGGTGGTGATGAAGGCCGAGGCGGTCTCGAAGTTCCGTGAGTGGGAGCGTCTAGGGCTGGTGGAGAACATGGAAGACTTCAAGGCCAACCTGATCGGCGAGCGTAACGAGAGCGACCCAAATCGCTTGGATATGCTGATCCCGCCTGACCTGGTCAATCAGCTTCGAATCGTCGCCAACAAAATTCAGTTCCGCCTGTAACGGCGATTGCCAGGAGAAAGAACATGGCAGGAAAAAACCGTATTGGCGGACTCATCGCCTTGAAGGTCAACAGCGACATTTACTTCGCCAAGGGCGCTTTCACTTACAACCTCGGCAAGCCCAAGCGCGAAGGCGTGGTGGGCTCCGACGTTGTCCACGGCTACAAGGAAACCCCTCAGATTCCATTTATTGAGGGTGAGATCACCGATCGCAACGAGCTGAGTCTTGAAGACCTGGTCACGCTCGATGACGCAACCATCACGCTGGAGCTCGCCAACGGCAAGGTCATCACCCTGAGTGAGGCCTGGTACGCAGGCGAGGGCACCGGCAACACCGAAGAAGGCAACATCGCTTGCCGCTTTGAAGGCATCTCTGCCGAGGAAATCAAGTAATGGCAAAGGAAAAAATTATTCAACTCGCCGAGCAGATCACCTTCGGCAAGGACACGTTCACCGAGCTGACCGTGACCCGCAAGCTGAAATACCTGCGCGGTCATGCGTTGCGCATCACCTCGGATGGCAAGGGCAACGGCGGCGCGGACATGGACTTCGCGACGCTCATTGACCTCGGCGCCAAGATGGTTGGCCACCCCCCTGCGTTGCTCGATGAGCTGAGCGAGGACGATCAAGCCGCCGTCATCGGCGAGGCCCGGGATTTTTTGCTGAAGCACCTCGGGGGTGGGAAGGAGGCGTAACCGTCGTCGTCAAAGTTATGAGTGTTCAGCCGTCGGAAGTCATGGAAATGGATTTCGACGAGCTGAATTGGTGGCTTGAGCGCACCGAGGAGTGGGTTGGATGGCAGACAAAGGATACTCCCTAAACGTCATCATCGCGGCCGTGGACAAGATCACCGCGCCGTTGCGTGGGATATTCGGCAAGGTCAAAGCGGCGAGCGCTGGCATTGCCGGTGCGCTTGATCGTACCGGCCTGCCGATTTTCGCGAACAGCCTGAAGAACGTTGGCGGTGCGATTGGTGGCGTGGGTAGCGCGGTTGCCTCGAGCACTCGCAAGCTGCTGGGGTTGGGGGCCACGCTGGGCATCACAGGCGCTGCGTTGAACATGTTTTTCCAGGGCTTCGCTGATGCGACCGGCGCAATCGGTGACACTGCCGAGCGTACCGGCATCAGCCGCGAGCGATTCCAGGAGCTCAGCTTCGCAGCGAAGCTCAGCGGATCGTCAGCGGAAACACTGGGCGGTGCGCTGCAGAAGATGCAAATCAACATCGGCGCAGCAACGGCGGGCTCGAAAGAGCTTTCGCAAATGTTCAAAGGCCTGGGCATCAATATCAAGGATTCGTCCGGCAAGCTGAAAAGCTCCGATGCTTTGTTCGACACTTTCGTTGATCGAATCTCGAAGATCAAAGACCCGTCCCTGCAGGCTCAGGCGGCTGTGAAGATCTTCGGCAAGAGCGCTACAGAGCTTCTGCCGTTGATTCGCGGTGGTAGTGCGGGACTCAAGGAAATGTCAGACGAGGCGCGCCGCCTCGGCGTCGTCATTTCTGACAGCGCGGTTCGTGAAGGCGAGGATTTCGGAGATACGCTTGACACGATCCATGCGGCACTCGGCGGTGTCAGCAATGGCATCGGTAGCTCCCTAGTACCGCAGTTGAATATGCTGGGCAAGCGGTTGATTGAGACGATCGTCAAGTACCGCCCACAAATTGAAGCATTCGCCACGGCGTTCGCCGAAAACCTGCCTGGGAACATCGAACGAGTCACCGGCTTTCTTGGTGACCTGTACGACGGTGTTCAGCCGGTGATCGAGATATTCAGTTCGCTTTCCGACACCTTCGGCACGGCCAACCTGATATTTACGGCGCTCGGGTTGTATGTCGGCGGCGGCTTCCTGATGGCGGTGCTTAACCTGGCGCTGGCCCTGAAGGGGCTGGGGGTGGCCATCACCCTCACTCCGGTCGGCTGGTTCCTGGCGGCGATCGTGGCCATCGGGGCCGCGGCCTATGTCATCTACAAAAACTGGGACAACATCGTCGGGTTTTTCGAAGACAAATGGGCAGGGGTGAAGGCAGCATTCAGTGACGGAATAATCAACGGTATCTGGAAGCTGTGGAAGGAATACAACCCCATCACTTTGATGATGGAAGGCTTCAACGGCCTGATTAAGTACCTGACAGGCTGGGACCTGGGCGCAATCCTCGGCAGCAAGATCACCGAGGCTATTGCCGCCATCAAGAACGGATTGCCCGACTGGGCTAAGAAGTTGCTTGGCATTGATGGTGCTGGGGTCAGCGGCGGCGCTGAGGGCGGATCACCCTCAGCCTCCACTGGTGGTGCAGATACTGACCTGGGCCGCCGTGCCGCGCAGATCGGCCGGGACGCTGTTCAGCAGATGGCCCCGCCTGAGCAGGCAGTAAGGGTGCAGGTCGACCTGAACAACGTCCCAGCAGGGTCCAAGGTGAAAACCGAGGGCAGCCAGGGAGCAACATTCGATACCGACATCGGTTACTCGATGATGGCCCCGTAACCGGAGTTCCCTATGGCTTGGCGAGACAACTACCGCGCCGCGACCTTTCGCGGCGTGGGCTTTTTTGTGGCTACGGCAGACAGCATTCACGGCCGGCGCCAGGCGGTACACGAGGCGGCCCAGCGCGATATTCCCTATACAGAAGACCTTGGCCGTAAGTCGCGGGAGTTCGGTATCACCGGCTACCTGCTGGGCAAGGAATACGATCTCGCCCGTGAAGAGCTGATCAAGGTCTGCGAACAAGCGGGCCCTGGTGTGTTGGTTCACCCGTACCGGGGTGAGCTGACTGTAGTCTGCCGGGGGCTCACCGTTAGCGAATCCTCGGACGAGGGCGGTAAATGCACGATCTCGATGACTTTCCTCGAGGCGGGCGAGGCTTCTTACCCATCTGCCAAGGTCGACAGCGTCAATGCGATCAGCGCAAAGGCGGGCGAGGTCACCGAGGCCAGCAAGGAAAACTTCGTTGCCGACTTCCTCACCAAGGGTTACCCGTCGTTCGTAGCCGAGGCGGCCACTACGCAGATAAAAGGGTTGAGCGATTTTTTGAGCTCGCCTGAGTTCATCGTTTCAAGCGACATACAGGCAGTATCCGACTACTACGACAAGGTCAAAGGCATCGGCTCTGATGCGTTCAATCTGATCCAGGCCCCGCTCGAGTTCGCTGGCCAGGTCGTTGACGCTATCAGCAGCATCCGCTCAGCCTTCGGCGGCAGCGCCTTCGGAATGCTGATGAGTCTTTACAGCCAGTATTTCCCAAGCTCCGACGATGCATCCTCTTCTGCTACGCCGAGCCGTCAGCAGGTCGTGAGGAACACCAGCGCCGTTTCAGCGCTCGTTCGTCAGGCCGCCATTTCTGAGGCAGCTGTCGCCGCAGTGGTCACGCAGGCAACTGAGGATGTTTCCAATGGCGGCACAAAAACAACCTCCGAACCGACTAAATACGATAGCTACGAGGCAGCCATTGCGGTGCGCACTGAGCTTTCCGACAGGTTGGATGAGGAGAGCGAGTCGACCAGTAACGACCTGGTATATGTCGCGGTTACCGATTTAAGGACCGCCGTGGTTCAGGCCGTTCCGGATCCTGAGCAGGACTTGCCGAGGCTTGCGACATTCTCGCCCAGGCAGACGCTGCCGTCTCTCGCTGTTGCATATCAGCTCTACGGTGACGCCAGCAGGGCCGAGGATATCGTGCTGCGCAACGACCCGCGCCGCCCAGGCTTCCTGATCGGCGGCCAACAGCTTGAGGTTCTTGCAAATGGATGACCTTGAACTGCTGGTCAACGGCATGAATTACGCGGGATGGACCCAGGTTGGAGTAACGCGCGCGGTTGATGCTTCCTCTGGCGCGTTCACTGTGACCCTTACGGAGCGCTGGGAAGGGCAGGAGGGCAGAAGCGCTCAAGTTGAGCCCTGGCCCATTCTCCCTGGCGATAAGTGCGAGGTCCGTCTCGGCGGAATAACGATGGTGGTTGGCTATGTCGACATCTTCAAGCCTTCGTTCAGTGCGAATGACCACACCATCAATATCCAAGGGCGCGACCGGACATCGGACCTGATCGACTGTAGTGCCGTGCACACGCCGGACGAGTGGAAGAACATCGACCTACTGCGCTTCGCCCAGGTCTTGGCCCAGCCATTCGGCGTCGGCGTTTCGGCTGATGTACCGGTGGGCGCTCCATTCACGGTCTGCAAACTGCAGCAGGGCGAAACAGCGTTCGAAGCTATTGAACGTTACGCCAAGCAGAGACGCCTATTGCTGACGACGGATGGCGCCGGCGGCCTACTGATCACCCGGGCGGGTAACAAGCGGGCCACCGTTGGACTGGTTCAGGGTGAAAACATCCTCAGTGCCACCGGAAGCATCGATCACAGCCAG